ATTCAATTTCATCTCTTAATTCATCTGCTATAAGTAAAGCATTATTACGTTGTTCCCTATATTTACTATTCATCATTCTGCAATTAGCAAAATGTGTTTGTAAGTTATTTACATAAAAAAATATATCAATTAATAATGTTTGCATTAATTTTAATTCCTCATCATCTATATTGTTATTTACCTTTTTGTTTAAAAGCTCTGTAAATAATATTGAATTATTATAAAATGCTAAATCTTTAGTATTCTGTATCTTGTCCATTTATTTCTATTCTATTATTTAGTAATTCAATTATAGCAAACATTTGTTCTTCTTTTTCTTCTTTTGTTTCTGCTACTTCTTTAACTCTTATCCAAAAGTGATTTGACTTTTGTGGGTATAATATATCTTTTATTAAATTACCAAATTTTCTCATTGGCCTTACAATTTTATAAACTTTATTTACTTTCATCTTTTATTTCTTTTAATGATTCTGTTAATCTTTCTAAATGCCAATCTTGCATCTTAGCTTGTTCTTTAACTACTTGTGTTATCATAAATGGTAAATCTTTAAATAAAGTTTCAACATCAAATACAACACATTTATCATCTCCATAATACATATAAAATTCCCCATCATTACAATGTAGTGAAGTAGTTTCATAAACATAAGTATGTTTTTTAGCAAATTCTAATTTCTTTTCTAAATCTTTTATTTTCTGTTTATCTGTCATATTATAAGTTTTGATACCTAAAATTAGATATATTTGTTAAAGATGTTATGACCCACTCTTTTTGGTATGGTCTTAAATTATCTGCAGTAGATAACATTTTTAATGTTGCTTCTACATCTATTAATGCTGAGTTTTCTTCGAATGTTAGTTTCATTTTGTTTTGTTTTAAGTTATAAAATTATGGTAATTTCCATAATAATCTTTTTAATTTATCTTTTCTCCAATGTAATATATCCCATTCTTCTTGTAATTGTGGATGTTCTTTAAATACAAGTCGTAAAACCTTATCTGTCATAATCCATCCACCTTTTAAAACTTTAATATTAGTAATTCTATCATTAATAACTCTAATAAGTTTTTGGATTTGTTTTTTTTGTTCCCATTTATTTTTTTGTGTTTTCATTTTGTTTTGTTTTAGTATTAATTATATAACAAATATATATAAAATATATTTAACAATAAAATATAATTAACTTTTTTTTTTGTAAATCCAATCTATATGGTTACATTTTTTGCATAAATACATATAGCCATTCTGTGCTGAACCTATATAAGTGTATTCATTACCACATTTTTTACAGTTTTTATCGTATTGCATATTTACCAAAATTAGGTCGTGATAATATAGAATAAGTAGCATAACGACAGGGGTCAATAATATGGTTATGCTTATCTTCAGGAACATTAATTAATTTACCAGACCTATCTTCTTTCCATTTATAATTCCTGAACTCTTGTATAGCATTATGACTATCAGATGTAATATGTAATTTATATCTCTTTAATAAATCAATACCTGCATTAACTGAATCCTTACCTTTTAAACTTGGAAATATATTATGTCCCATTCTTCGTAGCTCTGCTATAAGTCTTGGCTCTGCACTATCAGCATATATTGGGTTGCTTAATAGGCTTTGTTCTTTTAAAAATATATTAATGTCTTGCGTTGTCATTTGTGTTCTATATAAGTGTTCTTTTATAAATAAATTATATTCAAAAGAATAAACACTTACAAGCGTTGTAGGGTCATTACTATAACCAAAGTCCATACCATAAGCTATTAATTTAGCATTCTCTGGTATTTTATTAACCTCTATATATTTAAATATAGTATTTATACTAGTTGCTCTTTCTCCTAAACCATAGATTTGCCAATATTGGTCATCTGTTTCTTTTAACCTTTCTATTTCTTGTTTTATAATATCCTCTAAAAATGGATTGTCTAAATATGTTGTTTTATAAAAGTCACAATCTTCACGAGTTATTACATTGTCATAAATCCAATGGTATTCATCAGATGGGTTAAAGTCAAGTATAATACGTTCTTGTGTTCTAAATATAAGTTGTTGCCAATCCTCCCAATATAACTCATTACCTTCATTAATAAATAGTAAATCCCTTTTACGACCTCTAATCTTTTGTGATTGGTCAAGAGATGTAAATTCTATTAAGTTTCCAAATAAATGATATTCACTACTACTTTTATTATGAAACTCATCTCTGTATATTTGATAATGGTTTAATATTTGTAAAAAGTCTCTTAATACAGTTGCTCGTAAACTAGGGAATGTTTTACGACAAATAGTTATTATTTTACCTGTATTGTTTGTACAATAATGAAATATTATAAATAAAAGAATATTATAGGTCTTACCACTACGAGTACCTCCTTGTTCAACAACAATTTTTTTATTACTTTTTACTAAATGTTTGTAAACAACATTAGTCTGTATCTTCGGTTTTATCAATTATTTCTATTTGAAAGTTAGTAGGCATTCCATCTGCTCCTGTAATTTCTTGTCTTTCAATATAGCCTCTGTGCTTTGCTTTAGTTTTTAAATAGAATATTGTTGCAGAAGTTGAACCATTTTGAATCTGTTTATGTAATTGACTTTCAGCAAAATCAATTGCAACATTAGAAATGTCCTCTACTTTTCTTTTAAATTCAGAATCATCTTTGCAGTATTTATAAAATGTTTCTCTGCTACATTCTACATTTCTGCAAGCTGTAGTTACTACTCCTAAAGCCTTCTCAAGTGCTTTTAATAAGTTCTCTTTTAGTATGTCAGATTTTGTCATAATTTTTAATTTGAGCGATAGGGTGGAATTGAACCCCTCTTCCTGACTGGAATGTCAAGCGTGCAACCATTACACTTCTATCGCATTTTTAGGATATTCTCTTTTTAATTTACTACAAGTTTTTTTTAACTCATTTGTTAAGGGATAAATATACTTATATTTTCCTGATTTTTTTCTTTTAGGTATTTTTTCTCTGAATTTTTTAGGAACATTTGATATAATTCTATCGTGTCTCCATTTACCTTTGTAAAATATCTCCCATCCACTCGATTCAGTTTCATCTATTAAAAGCCAATTAGTAGCCTGATATATTATACCTTTATGATTTTGTCCTTTGTCTGCATAACTAAATAATAATTTGACTAATGGATAATTTTTTTTTATTAATTTAATTGCTATTGCCATTGCTTTACTTGTACTTTCTTGTTTGCCATTTAAAGCCATTCTTGTTAATTCTAAAAACTGACCACCTACTAAGCCAAAAATATGTCCAAGTCTATAATTAGCACCTCCTCCAAATGTTATACATCCACACCATTCATTATTTTTATTATAAACATTATAAGCAACTTGAGTTACAGGTATTGCTTTAGCATAATGAAAATTTAAACAAGCATATTTTATAGCTTTATATGAAGCAGGCTCTAATCTCATTATGATACTGAATAAAAAGAGTTTTTATATTTTGTTAATATATTTTTTAGTTCAAGTTCTGCACTTTCTAAATCATTTATATTACTAAATGTAATTTTAATTGATGGTTTTGAATCTTTTTCATCTCCTATTAAATCTTCAGGACTTGGCATTTCTTCAAAATCAAAAGGTAAATCTAACCCCCAACTGTCTAATTCATTTGTTTTCCAATCATTAGCAATTAAATCCCAATCCCAATCACCAAAGCCTACATTATCTTTTATTATAAATTCTTTTTTTTGTTTTTCTGTTAAGTCATCTGCTTGTATAACATATATTTCTTTTAAACCTGCTTCTTGACAAGCTTTATATCTCATATTACCACCAAGTATAATATTATTTTCATCTATAACAATAGGTCTCAACTTTAACATTTCAGGAAATTCCTTTATGCTTTTAACTAATTTTTTAAATTTAAAATCTTTAATTAACCTTGGATTTACAGGGTTTGGAAAAATCTTTTTAATATCAACTTTTTCTATCATAACTATATATATAACGTAAATTTAATTTTTATTTATCTAAATGCTTAATATATAAACTAATATCACTTAATTCTTTTAATAATCCTAATAGTTCTCTTTCATTAAAATTTATTCTATTATGTCGTTTTTTGTTTTTTTCGTAAGTACAATTATGAATTATAAATTGAATTAAATTGTTTTTATATTTCATAAAATAAGAATAGTCTTTTACTTTATTTTGTTCTTGCAATTTTATTTTATATTATTTTAAATTTAATTTATTTTAGGGTCTATTACTGACCATAATGTCGCTGGAGTTCTATGTGCTTTTGGATTTTTTACACTAGAAAAACCAATTGATTTAATTATTTTATTTTTTTTTGCTAGAACAAATACAGCACCCCAAGCCCTTTTACTTGGTGGCTCATTAAGTATTCCCTCTGATGCAACCCTAACATCTTCAGCCATAAATTCTTTATTTGTTTTAATGTATTCTAGTAAAAATAAATAAGCAAGTTTACCCCATTCTTTATTTTTGTTTTCAGCATTATCATAAGATTTTTTAATTCCTTCATCTCTTAATTTTTTACCTAAGAATAAATCCAATTGTAGTCTCATATAGTTCGTAATTTTAATAGATTATAACATTCAATATACTTTAATTTTGCTTTACTTTTATACTCTTGTTTAAATAATTCATATAATTTTTTTGTGTATTGATATTTTGTAGTACAATCTTTGTAATATTTTTCTGCAAACTTTTTTCCTCGTCCACGAAAGTAATTGACATTGTCACAAGAATCTCCAACTATCATTTGTTCGTAGAAGTTGTATAATGCTTCTTGTTTGCTAATATCTAATACTATTTTATGTTTAGGATGATAATTATACATTAAACAAGGAAACTGCTTGTAATCCTTATCAATACTTATAATCATTACATTATCTCTACCAAATTCATTGGATAATGT